GCTAGAAATGCGGGTACTCATCAACCGATTGAATCTGACGGTACTGTTGATTCTACTAATTGGTCTAAAATTCTAATACCTAAAATATTTCAAAATTATCTAATAAGAGGAATCTATTCAGATTATCTGAGAGCTAACGGGCAGCTAGAAGCTGCGTCTATCGAAGACAACAATGCCAATGGGATGTTAGTTATGGAATCAGATAAACTCTATAGACAACAAGGACAAGTTAGAACCACTAAAATGGTTACTTATTGACTTTTGTTATGGATAAATCCAAACTAAAAGAAGCACTAGACGTATTGTATGTTGCATCTGGCAACGCACAATTGAACCGACAACAGCACGAAGTTGTCACAAATGCGGCCCGTGTAATTATGCAGGAATGCGGATTGGACGAGCAGCCAAACGGTGGCCAAGAAGTTCTTGAGCCGGAAGTAGTAGAAAAAGATAATGCCAAATAATGTAGATATAAATGGTGGGACTGATTGCGTAGTTGCGGCAATGTTACCCTTGGATCAAGCGGAGTCGCAGTAGCAGTCCCAGCTAATACTTTTTTAGATTTAGGCGCGTTTCAAGGAAAGATTGTTACGACCTCTACTGCACGAGCGATAATTATATCCTAGTGTCTTTAGACGATGTTAAAGTATTTTTTGCAAGCATTACGGGACTTGGAAACTGGATGCTTGACATTGATATGCTGCTTAAAGTCAGCATAAGTGCTGCGACATTAGTATATATAGTTCTTAAAATAATTAAGTTAGTTAAAGAAGGAAAATAACTATGCCCCACGGCAAAGGCACATACGGAAAAAAAGTAGGAAGACCTCCTGCAAAAAGTAAATCGGCAAGTAAGCCGAAAAACAGTTCTTATAAAGCAAAAAAGAAATGATAAAATCTAAAACATTCTGGGCTGGAGTAACTGGGTTAATTGGCGCAATATCTGGCTACCTAACTGGTGAGTTAGAAATGGGTGCGGCAATGAACGTAGGAATTACTTCTATTTTAGCAATTTTTGTTAGACACGGTGTATCTAAAGTAGACAAAAAACTCGGAAGCGTTGAATCAGTAGATGCTAAAGAGGAATAGATGAGGTAAATCCTGTGGGATTAATAAACGCTATAATTGCGTTGTGTAAAGCCGTCCCAGTTTTGGAACGGCTTTTTTTGCAAATATCAGATGGCATTAGAGAGCAAAAGGCAAAGAGTAGATATGAGGATAAGCTTGCTCACATTGATGCTGCTATGCGTATCCACGGGTTGCCAAACAAAGATAGAGTACAACAACGTGAAGAGGTTGACGGCACATCCTCAATTTCCGAAAGCGGCATTTCACGCACCGGACTTCACGAGAAACGCGATGAGGACAATCGCTGAATTAGAATACGAACTTGAAAGACGCTAATGCCCGTACCTGACCCAATTGTTGATGGAGATATTGCTTTTGTAGGCGTTAACGCTCGTCTTGATCCGGGGCAGTTGCCGGAAGGGTTTGTGGCAAATGCTGTCAATAAGAGATTTACTAATGGTGTAGTCAAGACTCGTCCCGGCATTAAAAAAATGCCTTGGTCTAACGTGCAAGCTGATCCGTATAATGACACAACGGGCTACACTACTGGTGATTATGTTTTATATAGCGGAAAGAAAATAGACGGCAGCACGGTATCTAATGTAACGGTTTCTGACAACACTTCAACAGACGGTTCTGTAACAATTGGTTCAACGACTGGCCCAGCAAGCAACACAAATAGAGGCCCGTATTTTAAAGCTGTGCAAGGCATAGCTACTGGCGTTAATCCTCTTGATAGTTCTAATCAAGTGCAGGGAGGTTGGAATTCTCACTCATTTAAAATATTTCCTTACGGTACGGTATATGGTGCTGGAGTGTTTCGC